CGCGTCCGCATTGACCACAAGCCGAAGGAGGGCCAGAGCCGCGCCGCCAGCGTGTTCCAGCGGCTGGTCAGCGCCGGCAAGCGGCTGCTGCGGGTCATCGAGCACAACGAGGGTGGTGCCAACAAGGACCTGGCAAAGTTTGCCGACCAGATCAACGCCCTGTGCGACAAGTGGGACCGATAAAGCAAAACAAAAGAGCCGCAGTTCCAAAGAACTGCGGCTCTTTCTGCGCAAAATGGAGCGGGCAATGGGAATCGAACTAATAAACCACGTTCTAACGCTGTAAAACGTCAGATTTTATCCTCTTGCCAGCGCTATTTTTATCGTGAATCGTGTATCATTCTGCGCACTATACAAGAATGTTGGAAGCAACTGTGTGTTAAAAAGTGTGTTACAAATCAGCCGTTTCCCAGCAGCTTGAGGAAAGCAGCATTGACGGCCTGCGCGGTGTTTTCCGCGTCCCCGGTGAGAGCGTGGGAATACTGGCCGAATGTGTCCATGTTCTGGCTGTGGCCTACCAGCTCTTTGATTTCGCCCTCTGGCAGCGTCTTGACCACGCTGACAAAAGTGTGCCGCAATTCGTAAACTGATATTCTGTCAATGCCGTTTGCCTTGCAATAGGCCTGCCAGCGCTTCCAGTAATACAGTTCGCTGCTGATTTCAAACACGCTTTCCCGTGTCCCTGTCACTGCCCGCTGCTGTTCCAGCACGGCACGGGCAAGGCCAGACAGCACGAAAGACCGGATTGCATTCTGGTTTTTGCCTTGTGTTTCCTCACCGTGGATGTTGATAGATCTGCGCACATTCACCGTGTTGCCCTGCACGTCTGCCCAGCGCAGCCCCAACAGCTCCCCGGGCCGCAAGCCTGTAAGCGTCTGGAAGCGGTAGGCGTGTATAAAGTCATCATGCACCCGCTTGCCCCTGTAGAGCGTTGTATCAATGCTGAACAGCTTTACCAGATCGGCAGGCTGCAACACGCTCTTGCCCTTGTAACGGGCGCTGGCGGGTATCTGTACATCCTCCGGCAGGAAGGTGGAGAGCTTTGCTTTGCGGCAGTATTTGCAGAATGCCCGGAGATCGCTGGCAATCAGCTGCAAGGTTTTGCGGCTCTTCCCGGCGGCAGCGGCCTTGTTGATGATGGTTTGCAAGTCCCGGTCTGTAAGGGTGTTGACCTTCTTTTTGCCGATGATCGGCAGCACCCAGGTGCGCCAGCGGCTTTCTACGGGCTTCCAGTTGCCTGTGCTGGTGGTAAGTTTGAGATCCTCTATCCACAGCTGATAGACGTTCTCGACCCGTCCGGCCTTGACTGCAATATCATTTTCCAGCCAGGCATCAGCCTTTGCATTGGCTTCCCGCTGCCCTGTGCGCCCCGGCGTAGAGCTGTAAAACTGCTTTCTCACGCCGTCTTTCTGCACGGCTATGCGCCAGCGCTGGTATTTTTCTTCCCATTGCGCGGTGTTCGTTCTCTTGTTCATCTGGCTGCACCCCCTTTCTATGTCAATGATTGCCCGTCAGTGGGTACGTACCGCTTTGGAACATACCCACCCCCGCCGCCTGCTGTGCTCTGTGCAGCGGGCTTTATTTTTTGTCGGAATCTTTCTTATGGAAATCAAACGGGGGATAAGTTGGCGCATCTGGCGAACCACCAAAATAGGTCAGGAATCTGCTATCGGCTGGCGTTATTTTTATGACGTTCTTGCGGTATCTGTCGCTACTAACGAGCATATCGCCATACTCTAAAAATTTTTTTATCCCATCAGGGTTTAAGCAATCAATTATTGTGTCAGCTCTGTTTGTAGGACTTGCAATATATGCATCAAGGCTTGCTTGATCGGCGCGATCTTCTTCGGCATCACCGTCTTTATATAAAGTCCACCATGGGACATTGAGAATATAGGCGATGGCGAAGACTACTTCCCCACAAGGATGAAGCGAACTATTTTCAATGCTTTTTATAAGGTCTGCTGAGTATGAAGTTGGATACCATTCCCAGTGCAATTCTTCGATGTTTTTTGCTAGTTCTTCTTGCGTCATTCCCGCAGATTCTCTGACTTTTTTTATCTGATCGCCGTCAACATCACTGTTATACCCAGGATGCAGCAGCCAAAGAGGAACCCTCAAAGCTCTTCCGAATTTCATGGCGGTTTCTAGCCTGGGCATCCTTTTCCCCGTTTCATACTGACTTATAAACTGTACGCTTACATTCATTTTCTTTGCAAGCTCTTTTTGTGTCAGATTTCGACCTATACGAGCTTGCTTCATTGCATCAATCACTGCTTGAGCGATGTACTCTTCACGCGGCATAAAAATCCCCCTTTTCAGGATATAGAATACCATATCACGCATAAAAAGGGGGACATTTGCCTTTCTGTTCACAGAAAATTAACATATTTGCCCCTTGAAATCTATCAACGATTGATATATAATTCAATCAACGATTGATGAAAGGAGCTGAAAATAAATGAAAATCAGCAAAGAACGTCTGTGCGTTTTGCAGTGCCGTTCCGGCTTGACTGGCGCACAAGTAGCTGCAAAGGCCGGTTTGAAGCCGCAGAGTTATTCAGCGGTGAAGAATCGCGGCACTTGCTCAGCACCTACCGTGGCAGCTATCGCGGCTGCTTTTGACGTTCCTGTAGAGGAAATTCTTGAAAATGAGGTGTGACGATGTATCGCAAATTTCACAAACTGCGAGTGCGGTTTGCAGAGCTTGACCTGAGCCAGGCCGAAGCCGCCCGGCGGGCAGGCATTCCGCCCAGCACCCTGACTGCGCGAATGACGGGCAGGCTGCCATTCACGGCGCGGGATATAGCGGGCCTGTGCAAGGTTCTTGACATCCCCGCTGACCAGATCGGCAGTTTCTTTTTTGAAGAGTTGCCCACGAGCAAGAAAGCTGGGTGATAGCTTGCCCCGAAAGTACTTTCCATTCTATTTTACGTTCCGTGAGACAGCACAGACGATGCCGCCAAGACTGCGTGCTGTGTTCTACGAGGCCATTATTGAATACGGCACAACTGGAAAAGAGCCAACGCTTCCAAAGAGTATTGCCGGTTACTGGCCGTTAGTCAAGCCTACGTTAGATTCAGCCAAAGCACATTATGATGCTGGTGCAAAAGGCGGTAGACCGTCAAAAAATGATTCTTTTGGTTTTCCTGATTCGGAAACCAACGGTTTACACAAAGAGAAGGAAAAAGAAAAAGAGAAAGATATTGATAAAAGAGAGGGAGAACAGCAGCACCCGACCGCGCCGCCTGCCGCCTGTGCGCCCCTGAAGGGCGCTGGCGGCGGCATGGCGGCGCTAGGTGCGATTATGGACGATAACACCCATGACGCTGCAACCGATGAAGCACGCCGCAAATTTTTTGAAAACATGAAGCGCCCGGCGTGGGCTGCTGCTGATGCAGCCCCACCGGACGCAGAGAAAAGGAGTGATGAATTTTGACGTGGGACGAGATGAAACAGATTCAGGTACGAGAGTATAACCACCCTGCCGGCGGAAGCTCTTGCACCATGTGCCACGGGCGTGGCTGGATGCTTGTGCCGTGGAATGAGGAACGGTTTCACCATGTAATGGTGCCGTGCCCCGTATGCGGTGATAAGCGCCAGCAGGATGATGCTGCCCGGAAAGCGGGCAATGCGCCCCGGTACGGCGATTATATCGATCTGAACGACTGGCAGCGTGACCTACATTTGAAAGCCTGTGCATTCGCCCAGCACCCGGAAGGGGTGTTTTACATCGGCGGTCAGACCGCCACCGGCAAAAGCCACCTCTGCAGCAAAATCTATTATCATTTGATGGCGAATGACTGCAACGGCCTGAACTTCCAGCCGTGGAAAGCCTTTTCCCGGCGCAGCTCCAAAGACTGGCAGCTTATCGAGACGGCCAAAGGCTGCAATATCCTGTGGCTGGATGGCTTCCTTGATATTGTCAATATCGGCAAAGGCACACCCAGCGCAGCCGACCTTGACCGGGCACTTGAAGTTATTGACGCACGGTGCAGCAACGGCAGAATCACGATCATTTCTAGCTGCTGGACGCCGGAACGGCTGGAAGACATTGCCCCACCGATTGCAAGCCGCATCGAACTTGCGACAGGTGAAGGGCGGTATTTCCTGGCCGTACCCGATGGCAAGCAAAACCGCTGGAAGCATCCGGCATAAAGGGTGCAGCACAATGAAACAGCGTATTTGTCCGCTGGACGGGAAGCCTTGTGAAAAGAGCTGCCCCGACCGATACCCGAATGACCCGCGCGGCGGGTGCATCCTTGTTGCTATGCACGACGCGTGCGAAGATCACAACACCAAACGAAAGGAAGAAAGAACCATGGACATTTTCACTACTGACGACCCGACCATTATCGAAACCGCATTGAATGGCGCAAAGCTCAAGTATATTACTCATTCGCCGGACTTCGGCCCGGCACAGCTTGTATTTGAGGGTGCTTGTGCTGGAATGAATGATGTTCTTTTGGTTGAGCCTGACGGCTCCCTGACAGGAGTATTTGGCAGCAAGAGTGTGAACGATACTGACCGCGCCAGCTACATCGATGCTGTCACCAAGCTGCTGCAAAAAGCAGACCTGCGCAAGCTGCGCCTGATCTGGATCTATGTGAAGCGCATGACCCGCACCAACTAAGCCGACCCGGCCTAAACCGGCCGTGTTTATAAATTTTGTTTCGCCCGTAGTGGCGAAGAAAGGATTTTACCATGAACGAAATGAAGAACTTTTTCAACACCGCCAGCACTGACACCATCGGCGAGTGCCTGAGCGGCGAGAAGCTGCTGAACGCATCCCGCGATGCAAAGGGCAACACCCTGCTGACCTTTGAGAGCGCCTATGAGGGCTACTCTGATCTGCTGACCATCATGCCGGACGGCTCTGTGATCGGCACATTCATCTGTGACGAGGAGCAGCGGCCCCAGACCGTCAACGACAACCCGACCATGACGGACGTGGCCACGCTGCTGGAAGACAAGAAGCTGAGCCTTATGTGCAGCACCAGCGGCATGGAAGCAGAGGATCCCAGCGAGGGCATGGAGCTGACTTTCCTTGACTACAAGGGCAAGAACCCTGACACCCTGCTCCGCATCACTCCCGCACTGGTTGACGGCACGCCCATCATCAAGGTGGAAACCCAGAGCCTGAACCAGCAGTAAGCCAAGACCGCCGACAAACAACGAAGCCGCCTTTCCCTGCGCCAACAGGGACGGGCGGCAAATGGCGGGACAACGCATTGCAGTAATGTTTCCCGCCCTCATTTTAGCAGAAAGAAGAGGGATTTTCAATGTTTGGTTACACCGCTTATCAATTTTCTTGTGTCGCCCCTGTGGCGCTGATGTTCTTCGTGGGTGCCGCTGTGATGTGGTTCAGCGGCATCCGGTAAGGGGGTGTGCAACATGACGAGAGAAGAATCTTTAGAAGCCCTGTGCGTGGCTTTTGAGAAGCTGGACGAGGACGAACAGCGAGGGATGATCCGGCTTATTGAGCAGATGAAGCGTGCCCATACTTTTGGTCTGGACGTCCGTTTTGACGAGCACACTTTCACTTTCTTTATCGCAGATGCAGCGACCAACACCGTTGTTGCCCCGCCGCCGATGAATATTCCTACTGTGGAAGCATGGCTGGACGACTACGAGAAAGAAAAAGCCGAAGAATGACACTACACAGTGAAATTCTTGAAGTTATGTCCGTTTTATGGTATAATAAGAGCGTAGTACAAGCGCTCTTTTGAACCATTACAAAGAGTAAAATTTAACGGTGGTGCGTTGAGTACATAGCGCCACCCCAACCCCTAAGAGCGTATGACGGCCCAGCAAGCCGCTGTGCGCTCTTTTTATTTGCCGGAGGTCATTCGATACCATGAAGAAAAGGCTCAAGAAATGCCCTGTCTGTGGGGCTGTGATGTACCAGTTTGCACCGGGAATCCGCTGTCTTGACTGCGAGATGAAGCAAGCCCAGGATGAACGGGAGCGGAACCGCGTAAAAACTCTGGCATGGGCTGCATATCATCTGGAACACGGCGAACGGCTGTCACTGGGCGAAGTGGCCGCTATGGCTGACGCTATGGGCATGAGCTACGGCGCATACAGTTTACAGTTGTCCCAGCAGAAACACAATGTAGCAACAAATTGACATTTCATAGCATTATATTTGCATTTTACAACGCAATGTGGTATACTGAGCATAGCAGGCGGCTTATAGCGCCGTCCGGCTCCTGACTGCTCTTTGCTGCACGGTCTGGCTGTGGGTGTGCCATGACCCACGATCAGAGCGCCCAGCATTGCAGGAGCGGACATACCCCTTGCACCGGGCTTTTCCTTTCCCCGGTGCACCATGCGCGGCATAAGGTTTGCCGCCTGCTGCTTTTTACGTCTACTCATACGGAAAATGAGGTGCTATCAATGGAAAATCCCAACCCTACCCCCAGCGCCGCCCAGCAGCCCGAAAATAACGGCTCTGAGCGGATGTTTACCCAATCCGAACTAAATACCATCGTTGCAGATCGGCTTGCCCGTGAGCGCTCCAAGAGTGCCGAGCGCGTGGGCGACCTTGACGCACGAGAAAAAGATCTGAAAGCCCGCGAGGAAGCGTTGGAAGCCAAAAGCCAGCGCTTCAACCAGTGGGAAGCCCGGGAAGCCTGCAAGCAGTATCTGACTGATAACCATATCAGCACGGCGCTGCTGGATAAGCTGGACACCAGCGACCCGGAAGCGTTCAAGACTGCTGTAAAGGCGGTGCAGAGCGTCACCGGCAACGGGTACACCGTCACCATCACGACCACCGGCGCAAAGGTGGACACCCCGCCGACCTGGCTTTCCAAACCTGACGAGGATAAAAGCGCCATTGCAAAGCGTGCTTTCGGTCTGAAAGAGTAAGAGGCTCTAATATATGATCGAATATGCAACCGACTTTCAGCCCGCCGTTGACGAGCTGTTTGCATCTGAATCCAAAACCGCCCTTGTGACGAACCAGAATTTCACATGGACGGGCGCGCACACCATCAAGATTTACAAGATCGGCAGCGCATCCATGAACGACTACCAGCGCAATGCAAAGGTGCTGGACGGCAATAAAAGCCGCTACGGCGTGATTGAGACGCTGGAAGCAGGCACCGAGGAAATGACCATTACCCAGGATCGCAGCTTCACGTTTGCGATTGACAAGCTGGAACAGGACGAAACAAAGGCAGCTCTGGAAGCCGCCAGCGCCCTGGCACGCCAGCAGCGTGAAAAGGTCATTCCCGAACGTGATAGCTACATCTATTCTGTCATGTGCGCAAGGGCCGGCATCAAGCCCGCAGCGGAAGCTCTGACGGCTGACAACATCTATCAGAAGATCGTTGCCGCAGGCGTGGCAATGGATGAAGCAGAAGTTCCGCAGGACGGGCGTGTGTTGATCCTCACCCCGACCAATTACGCGCTACTGAAAGCGTCCTCTGCCGTGTTCCAGAATAGCGACATCGGCGTTGAACTTCGCAAGCAAGGCGTTGTAGACCGTCTGGACGGCCTGAATGTGGTCAAGATCGCATCTAACCGCCTGCCGGAAGGCTTTGGCTTTCTGATCGCGCATCCCTGCGCAACCGTTGCTCCCACCAAGCTGGAACAGTACAACGTGCATCGTGACCCGCCCTTTATTTCCGGTTCGCTGGTTGAGGGCCGCATCACTTATGACGCGTTTGTTCTGGCAAACAAGAGCAAAGCACTTTTTTATCAGGCAACCGCCTGATATGGCATCATCTGGGCGCATGGGGCAACCTGTGCGCCCTTTTTGTATCGAGGTGAGTATATTTGAAGATCAAACTTTCAACTCCCGCAGAGGTACGCCGCACGCTGTCCAAGATCGCAAATATGCTGCTGAATAACGAGATCGACCCGCAGCGGGCAACGGCTATTACAAATTGCTGCAACAGCGTTTTGAACTGCATCCGCATTGACGAACAGCAGAAGAAGCTGGCAGAGCTGGAAAAGCTGCTTGACGAGGTGGAAGCGAATGGAGCTTGACCGACTGGAAAAGCGCATCCGGGCACTACAGGCCCGGAAAGCGGCCAGAGCTGCCACGTTTGAGCGCGTGCAGGGCATCGACCCCACCGAGCACGAAGCGGCTGTATACCATGCTATCCATGAGGATATAGCCGCCGATGCACACACCTACTACAATCTTCCCGGTGGACGCGGCTCCTGCAAATCGTCCTTTGTGTCGTTGGAGATCGTGGACGGCATCCAGAAAGACCCCACCGGCACCGGCTCTGCTGTGGTGTTCAGGCGGTGGGGCAGCACCTTGAGGGAATCCGTGTTTGCACAAATCCAGTGGGCTATTGACGCGCTGGGCGTGTCTGACCTGTGGAGCTGCACCGTGTCGCCCATGCGCTGCACCTACCTGCCCACCGGCGCACAGATCATCTTTCGCGGGCTGGACGATAACAGCAAGATCAAGTCTATCAAGCCTGCAAAGGGCTTTTTCCGGTGGGTGTGGTTCGAGGAATTTTCCGAGCTGCCCGGAGAAAACTTTGTCCGCAGCGTGATGCAGTCCGTGGGCCGTGGCGGTAAGCCTGTGGTGTTCCGCAGCTTCAACCCGCCTGTGTCCCTGAATAACTGGGCAAATAAGTTCATCCAGCAGCCCAACGAGGAAGCATTGACCCTGCACACAGATTACACCCAGGTGCCGCCTGAATGGCTGGGAGAGGTGTTTCTGAACGAAGCGCAGCGCATCCAAGCTCTGAATCCCAAAGTGTACGATCATGAGTATCTGGGCATCCCTACCGGCAGCGGCGGCGAGGTGTTCACCACGCTGGAAGTGCGAGAGATCGCGGACGAAGAGCTTGCAATGCAGTGTTACCGCTATGTGGGCTGTGATTTCGGTTTTGCGTCTGACCCTGCCGCCGTTGTGGCGCTGTACTACGACCGCAGCACCGAAACCATCTACTTTGCGGATGAGATTTACAAGCGCGGCCTGTCGAATGAGGCCCTTGCCGCTGAGATCAGGGCGCACAGCCTTGACCATGTGGGCGAAACCAGAAAGAACCCCATCACAGGCGCAGAAACGGCCCCGGAACAGGTTATTTACTGCGACTGTGCCGAACCCAAGAGCATTACAGACCTACGCACATACGGCTTGCAGGCCCGGCCCTGTACCAAGCGCCCCGGCTGTGTGAACTACCGCATCAAGTGGCTGCAAAAGCGGACGCTTGTAGTTGACCCCAAACGCACACCCAACATCTACCGTGAGTTTTCACAATATGAGTACGACACGGACAAGGACGGCAATTTTCTGCCCAGTGTGCCAGATCGGGACAATCACACCATAGACAGCGTTGCATACAGCCTTGACCGTCTTATTTTCAACAAGAACGAAGGAGCGTAAAATCATGCTGGAAATGCACTTAACCTGCCCGAACTGCAAAAAGACCTTTGTTGTGTATGACTGGCAGCTATGGAGAGACAGCGAGGAAAACGAGAGCTTTCAATGCCCCTGCTGCCATACTGCCCCGGATGAAGAAGCCTGTTACCGCCTGAAAGATGGCTTTTTGGAGCTGTGCGACGTTGACCGGCATTGGAACCACGACAAAGAGAGCGCACCGCTGCCGCCTGAAAAACAGAGCTGGCATATCGAGGTAAAACCGGGCTGA